GTTGGTATTTCTCTTCCAAAAACCAAAGACCCCAATGCCCGGATCCCGCAGAAGAAAGAACGGTACACGCTACACAATGGAAGAGTGGGCAGCAAAGCAAGGGTTCAGGTGGTACACCCTCGACACATTACCAGCAGGATGGACAAGATGAGACATCTAATAATACCTGACACACAGATAAAACCAGACACACCTATGGATCATATGCTCTGGGCAGGCAAGTACGCATGTGCTATTAAGCCTGACACCATCATACACATAGGTGACCACTGGGATATGCCATCGTTGTCATCGTATGACGTAGGTAAGAAGTCCTTTGAAGGGCGGCGCTACTCTGCTGATGTTGAGGCAGGCAACGAAGCAATGCAGTTGTTCACAGATTGCATACGTGCTGAACAGGCACGACAGCGTAAGCTCAAGAAGAAGGTGTGGCGACCTAGACTTATCTTTACAATGGGTAACCATGAGAACCGCATAGAACGTGCTGTTGAGAACGATGCTAAACTAGAAGGGTTGATGAGCTATGAAGACCTTAACCTCAGAGGATGGGAAGTACATCCATATCTTCAGCCAGTTATTGTGGATGGTGTCGCTTATTGTCATTTCTTCACTAGTGGGGTTATGGGTCGCCCAGTATCAAATGCAAAACTACTGCTCCAAAAGAAACATATGTCATGTGTTATGGGACACGTACAAGATAGAGATATCGCATTCGACAGAAATGCAGCGGGAGAAAGAATGACTGCTCTGTTTGCTGGTATCTACTATCAACACGATGAGGAGTATCTTAATCCTCAGACTAATGGTTCATGGTCAGGGCTATGGGTATTCAACGAGGTAACTAATGGTTCCTTTGATGAGATGCCTGTGTCGATGACGTATCTGCGGAGGAAGTACGGTGCTAACTCTTGATGAAATACTAGAGCGTGTCGCTGCTAGGTACGATGAGGTTACTATCATGGAGGCGTTAGAGATAACAGCCGAAGAGTTAGTAGAAAGATTCTCAGATAAGGTGAACACTAACAGTTGGAAGTTTGATTTGGAGGAAGAGCATGAGCATTAATGATGCAACACCATCAGAGTGGGACGCATTACCAGCAGGACAAAAGAAGTGGGTCAAGGTAGATGTAATTGATAAGCCAGAGCATTACAACAAGGGCGGCATCGAAGCTATCGACTACATCAAACAACAACTAGGAGATGACTTTAGTGCTTACTGCGAAGGTAACGTACACAAGTACATCCACAGGTACAAGTACAAGAACGGAGTAGAAGACTTACGTAAAGCCCGTGTCTATCTAGAGTGGTTGATAAAGAGTATGGTAGAATGAAAGTCGTAGAGGGTAGTTTTGGTAAAGGTAAAGAGGACAAGGATGAGATACTAACGTCTGAGTTTCTTTCTGCTTTTGTAGTTAGAGCAATGCAACATGAAGAAGAAGGTAAGTCATTTAAGGTAGCTGTCATCATGTACGAAGATGGTGAGATGTTTGAAGTAGCATCTAATGAACAGTACCCAGATGGTGTCTTTATGTTATTACAATTAGCATCACAAGCAATATTAAATGAAACACTAGGAGTAACAGAATAGATGGATGCATATCAACAGTACATACACAAGTCACGCTACGCCCGTTACAATGCGGAAGAACAACGACGTGAGACATGGGAAGAAACAGTCAATCGTTATGTTAACTATTGGGTAGACAAAGCAGACCTCAATGACTTTGAAGTATCTGACATCTTCAAGGCTATACACGATCTAGATGTTATGCCCAGCATGAGAGCGTTGATGACAGCAGGGGAAGCACTAGACCGTGACAACGTAGCAGGATTTAACTGTAGCTACTTACCTATTGACCACCCTAAAGCATTCGATGAGATGATGTACATACTCATGTGCGGTACTGGTGTAGGCTTTAGTGTTGAGCGACAGTACATAGCCAAGCTACCTGAAGTTGCGGAGAAGTTTCATGAAACAGACACAGTTATTAATGTTGCAGATTCGAAAATCGGATGGGCGAAATCGTTTAGGGAGTTGGTATCACTTCTTTATTCAGGTCAAATTCCCCAATGGGACGTTAGCCGAGTACGACCTGCGGGTGCCACACTTAAAACTTTTGGAGGTCGTGCAAGTGGTGCAGAACCTCTCGTCGAATTATTCAAGTTCACGTCCGGGTTGTTTCAAGGATCTGCTGGACGAAAACTTACGTCACTTGAATGCCACGATCTTTGCTGCAAGATCGCCCAAGTCGTAGTAGTAGGAGGAGTAAGACGATCAGCACTTATCTCACTGTCTAACCTGTCAGACGACAGACTACGCAGGGCTAAGACAGGTGAGTGGTATCACGCTAACCCACAACGTGCGCTGTCTAACAACTCTGCTTGCTACACAGAGAAGCCTGACTTTATTGCTTACCTAGAAGAATGGAAAAGTTTATATGAATCCTACTCAGGAGAACGAGGTTTCTTCAGCAGAGTTGCTAGTCAAAAGCAAGCTGAAAGGAATGGCAGACGAGATGCTACCTACGATTTTGGAACTAATCCATGTAGTGAGATCATCCTCAGACCCAACCAGTTCTGCAATCTATCAGAAGTTGTTGTCAGGCCAGACGATACGCTCTCTAGCCTCAAACGAAAGGTACGCATTGCGGCTATCCTTGGAACTCTACAAGCTACCCTTACAGACTTTAGATACTTAAGAAGTATATGGAAGACAAACACAGAGGAAGAAGCTTTACTTGGTGTATCACTAACAGGTATCATGGATCACCATTTACTATCAGGACGAGGTGACAATGCAAAGCTTAAGAAGTGGCTCACAGAGATGCGAGAGGAAGCAATTGAGACTAACAAGCGGTGGGCTGAGAGACTTAACATTAATCCCTCTACAGCTATTACTGCGATTAAGCCTAGCGGTACTGTTAGTCAGTTGGTCGACAGTGCTAGTGGGATCCATCCTCGTTATAGCGAGCAGTATATACGAACAGTTAGAGCTGATTCTCGTGACCCTCTTTGTGCTGTCTTAGAGGCTGCTGGTGTCCCTGTAGAGATAGATGTACACAGTGCTAGTACCAAGGTATTTAGCTTCCCTATCGCCTCACCAGAAGGCGCTGTGACAGCCTCAGCTATGGGTGCAATAGAACAGTTAGATTTGTGGGAGTTGTATCAGGACTACTGGTGTGAGCATAAGCCATCGATGACGTGCTACTACCGTGACCATGAGTTCCTTGAGGTAGGACAGTGGCTATGGAACAAGTTCGATAAGGTATCAGGTGTTAGCTTCTTGCCTTACTCAGACCATGTATTCCAGCAGGCACCTTATCAGCCCATTGATAAGAAAACATACAAGGAAGCAGTAAAGAACTTCCCTACTGAAATCAACTGGGATATCAATGAGGAGTCTGATATGACTGAAGGTAGTCAGGAGTTAGCTTGCACAGGTAATAACTGTGAAATCTAGTATTGCACTAGTTGTACTGATGTTATTACCTGCGTGTACTATAGTGTGTACCTCTGAGCCTGAATGGAGGTGGCCTCAAGACATGAATATGATAGAGTAACCTCTGTCGTCACCACCTACGTCCTCTGGCTTCTCTTTAGGGTCATGGGACGTGGGTATCCCTTCCTTCTGCATCTTCTTGATGCGGTCTTTAGAACGCTCACACATACTGTGATAGTCCAAAGATGTGTAACTTACTGTGTGGTCTTTATCTTTCATTAGTTAGTCCTCAGTCAAAGAATCCTTTAATAGACTTACCCACTACCGGAAGAGCATATAGTGTTTCATCTGGTAGTGGGTCACCTGTCCTAAAAGCATCAGCTATGTCTTCTAAAACCGCACCGGGAAGAGTAGCGCCCAGTGGTGGCAGTAAGTTTTTACCTATTGCATCTAAAGGATCATTCATAAACTTATCGTAGCCGTAGTCGTTAGCGCCCATTGCACCAAACGTAAGAACAGAACCTACTTGATACAAAGCTGACACTGCACCCTCTACTGGATCAGGAGCTTCTCCTTTTAATACCTGACGAGCCTCGTTAACCACACCATAACCACCACCTGACAGAACAACATACTTAGCTAGGTTTTCTAGTGCTTGTTTCTTGTTACCTGCTTGCCACTCTTTCCATATCCTACGCTCCATCAAATCAAACTGCTTGATAGCAAAACCTTTTAGCATATAAAAGATACGAGCATTAGGATTAGCTAACCCTGCCGCTGTCTGCGCTGCTGCGTTAATAGGCTGTAGCTTAAACAAATCAAACATAACAAGATCACGTACTAACTCACTGTCTGTTACGCCATCAGCAATATCTTTCTTTAGTTGTTGTATCTCAGGCTTACTGAAACTGTACTGCCACTTAGTATCAAAACTACCGTTGGCTATGTCTTGTTTTGCTTTGTTATAAGACGCACCCATAATCCTGCTCTTGCCAAACTGATCTAGTTTAGAGAACCCTGACCACTTCATAGACCACTCAAGCAAATCTTCACTGGCTTTGGCGGCACCTTCAATAAACTTATTACCAGACGTAACACCACCAAGTAACTCTATGTCTTTCTGTGTTCCTTTACGTGCCTTACGTACAAACTCACCAAACACCTGACGAGCTAGGCCCATGTCAGCAGGACTAAACTCAACACCACCTTTAGCAAACACAGCCTTAATTACGTTACCTAAGCCAAGCTCAAAGGAAGCGTTGAACAAGTCATGCACGTTCATCAGAGCGCCATAAGGATTAGCAATAGTACCTACGTAGCCAAGACTACGAACCATATCTAGCTCACTAGCCATACCTTTGTTAGCGTTAATACCTATATCATCAATAATTTGTTGTGCGTTCTTGATCTGCACATCAGAGTAGCCTTCACGCTTGAGTGCCTCTGCAATGATGTTGTCATCAAACAAACGAAAATGTCCTGCCTCATAGGAAGCAGTAGCATCAAGAGTACTAGCTCCTTCTTTTATTTCTTTCTTAGAAGAAGCACGACCCATTAAATCTTTGATAGGTCTAGCCTCAACAGGTTTACCAGCAGTACGGAAACCAAGCTGTTCGCCTATTTCCATTCTAGTTAGTGTCTGTCTCTGCCATGTCCAGTGTGAATCAAAGATGTTGGCATACTCTTGTTGCTTATCAGCAGGTCTTTCAGCATTCTTAGCTCGCCACTCTTTCATAGAGGGACGCTGTACATTCTTAGACGCTGCATCTTCTGCTTTTGTAGCCGCCCTATCTCTGTATGTCCTTAGTGACGCATCCTTAAGCACTGACTCAGGAGCAGAGTGCATCCAAACAGGTGTTACTTCTCCTGCTGTTACCTGCCTACGATATCTCTTAGAGAACTCTATGTTGTCATCAAAGAACTTTTGCAGTCTTTCAGGCGCACCGTTACCTATCTTAGCTCTAGCTACGTTCATAGCACCACGTAGTGCCTTTGTCTGAAACTCTAAAGACAGATTAGGATTAACAGCATCTAAGAGTAGATCATTAAACTTAGGATTAGCACTGGCTAGTTCTCGGAATGGCTCCATACCTTTCCACATATTATCAAGGTCAGTTTGCTTTCTTGTTACCCTGTTCATAGCCCTGACTAGACGCTGTGAAAAAGCAACACCTACTGTATCTTCAGCAAGAGTAGCAAGAGGAGAAGCCAAACGTCTAAACCTAACAAGAGTTTTCTGTGCTTCAGGTATAGTACGTCCTATGTCAGCAGCAAGACGACCAGTAGTCATATCTAGTAGGTCTTGACGCAACATAGCCATGTCATCAAGGTTCTCAAACGGCTCATCTAAAGTCTTACGCAAGTCTTTGATAGCTTTATCAGAGCGTACTACTTTGTTTAGCTGACGAACGTCCACACCCATGTCTTCAGCGTACCCTTTCATTCGCTGATAGAAAGGTGCTAAGTCTTTAGGTAATGCTCCTTGTCTGCCTACAACATCCCCAAGAAACTCTATCTCTCGCATCAGTAGCTGAGTAGCTAACTCTGCATTAGTTATATCTTCAGGCGCTCTGTTTACTTTAGCTTCTTTAACAAGTTTATTTTGAAGTCTAGCGCGTTCAATATTAAATTCTTCTATTGTTCTAAATCTTCCTGCAAAAGAAGGATCAACAAGCTTGTCAAGACCTCTACCAAGAAGGTTACCAAAACCACCGTACAGCAAAGCACTAGTAATACGTCCTTCACCTCCTTCACCAGAAGCTAAACCGTATATTACTCCTTCAGCAAGTCCTTGATCTGCAATAGAGTACATCCCAAGTTTAGTAAACCCTCTTGATAAACCTACGCCTGTACCAAGTGTACCAAGAAACTCAGCAGCAGTACCAATTTGACCTGCTTCTGGGTTTTGTTCTTTAAATACTGTACGTGCAGCTTCATATCTAGCTTTAGCTTCTCCGTAAGATTGATTTGTTTTTGCAGCAGTTACAGCACTAGCAAGTTCACCTAACAAACCAAACGTAACACCTTCACCTAATTCAACAGCAATGCCCTTGTAACGCTCAAACTTTTCATTTTCCATTTCACCAAAAATATCTTGAGCTTTTTGTGGAATAACAATTTCAGATTTTTTAACGGCTACAGGTTGTTTAAACAAGTCTCTTGCTTCTTGTGGAATAACAATACCTGTAGACTTTAAAGGGTCTGCTAGTTCCCTGTAAGGTACAGTTACTTCCTGAAGCAATTCAGTAGGTACTTGTTGTCGTTCAGGTGTAGTAACTTCAGCCAAACGCTGATCCATAGTAGACGTGTAGTCTGTATATGGTGCAGGTACTTCTTTCTGCTCACGTTCAGGTACTTCTATGTTCTCAAATAAAATCTTCTTAGCTCTTTCAGGCACTACAATATCTTGTAGTAACTCTTCAGGAACTTTCTTAGCATCTACGTTTACTTCTTGTAGTAACTCTTCAGGTACACGATCACGATCAGGTACTTCAATGTCCTCAAGCAGTATCTTCTTAGCTCTTTCAGGTACTACAATATCTTTAAGTAACTCTTCAGGAACTCTTTTAGCGTCTACAATTATTTCTTGTAGCAATTCTTTAGGCACACGCTTTGCTTCTACTGCTATTGATTTTAATAAGGTAGTAGGTGCTTTCTTTCTTTTAGGTACTGATACTTCAGATAAAGACTCAGGAACATCGTAGTTTTCTTTTAAGGTTTTAACATCTATACGCAAAATTTTTGCAACTTGCTCTGGAGTAGCGCCTAGATCAAAAGATTTTTGCACTAACTTAGGAATTAATGATGGGTTTTTTACGTCACCAATCCACTGATTCCACGATCTGTCACCTAAGTTGTTATATTCTACTAACTCTTTAACAGTAACACCAAAAAGATCAGCTACTTTTTGTTTAGTGTCTCCCTTTTTTACTTTGTATGCTTTAGGTATATCAAGTATATTATTCCAATAATAAGTATCTGTAGCCTTTTCTCTTTTAGGCACAGTAATTTCTGACAAATTGTTTTCTGTGTTAGTTTGTGCCATACTAGTAATTCCTAGTTATTTAGCGACCAAATCCTGCTGCGTCTCTTCGATCTCTAAACGGTTTTTCTCTTCCTTCTTGAGCTATCTCTCTGCCTCTGTCTAGCGCAATCTGTCTGTCTGTAGGATCATTAGGATCAAGTTGAGGGTTAGCTTCAAGAATTAAAAGGACAGCCGCGTTTTCTCTATTACGGTCTGCTTCCACTCTATCAGCATAAGCCGCAGATTTAGCAAAAGGACCGGGGTAGTTTTCTTTAAGCCATTTTTCTACAACAAGCCCAACTTGTTCTGTTGTTTTACCAACAACTAAATCTGCAACTTCAGCTTTTTGTTCGTCGGTTAGATTTTCAATAACTTCAGTAATATCGTCAGAAGTAATATCAAAGTAATCTCCGCTTGCAGCAATACGATTCATATAGTAGCTAACAAGACCTTCAGCTTGGTCTGCTTTTATAGGATCAAGATAAGCAGTAGCTTTGTCCACTTGTTTCTGTCTATTAGTTTCACTAAAAGTTCTCCAAAGCTGTCGTTGTTGTAGCCTGTCTTTGGGAATTCTAAGACCTTCTTTTTCCATTTCTTGTAGCTGTGCTTCTGAAGGTGCTTTTGTATCGGCCATATTGTTTTTGTGTGTTTCGTTTGCTAATTCAATTTCTTGTTCTTTTTTACGTACATCTTGAACTACTGTCTGATAGCCTGCGTCTACTAATTCTTTAGCTTTTGCATTCCAAATTTTTCTATCCTCAGAACCTTCCGTTCCAAACTTAAGTTGTTCTAAGCTAGCCCTAGCTAATTTTTGTTTTGCTCCACTTATTTTTGCATTTATTTCTATTTGAGCAAGTTGAGCTGCAACAACACTGCTTTTTGCTTTATCACCAGCACCAACAAGAGTTCCAGCATCAATGCCTTTTGTTTGTTTAGCAAGATTAACCATCTGCTCTTCAATAGACTCTATTTGAAAGTTTGCTGCTTCTTTTCTAGAGCGATCATCAGACTCTAACAAGATTTGTGCTTGCTCATTTAGTTGTTGTTGTAGACCAACTAACTGGTTCTGCTTGTTGTTTACTACACTAGCCTGATTAGCTTGTTGTAAAGTAGGCAATGTTTGCATTATGTCTTGAGCAGGTACACCAAGCCCTTGCATACTACCCATGTATGATTTCATAGTCTCAGGATCAAAACGTCCTTCAGCAGCGGCTTGCTGTGCAGCTAACATACCACCCATCATTCCTTTTTCGCGTTGTTGTCTTTGCTCTTGTTGACGCATAAGTGCAGGAGCTTGACCTACACTACGAGCAACATCAAACAATCCCTGTTGATAGGTAGGCTGAAGAAGACCTTGTAAAAATGTCTGTGAAAATTTAGCCATTGTTCTGTGTCTCCTTAACTAAACAGTTCTAAAAGAGGTGTAATAAAACCATCTTCTGCACTACCTACCGGACTCAACATACCACCTAGTAATCCTGTACCAAGACCACCAAGCAAGTTAGCTCGTGCCTGTTCTGCAATTAGTCGTGCCTCAAGACCACTCATCATAGTCTCACCGTACTGACCAGCACCATACAACTGACCCTGCTGTTGCATCTGTGGGTAAAGCTGTGAAGCTTGTTGTACATTAAGCATCTGTGCTTGTGGCATATACGCACCTGACAGGGCACCTAAGTTTAGCTGTTGCTGTCCTTGCTGTAATCCTAAGCCACCTGCTAACATCTGTTGACCACTACCAAGAGATTCGATAGCACGTCGTTGCTGTGCGTCTGTTAAGCTACTACCTAGTCCAGCAAACTGAGAACCTAATGCTGCTTGTTGTTGTTGCTCTGCTTGTGCTTGCTGCATAGCCATTAAGGATGCTTGATTCTGAGCTTCTGCTTGTGCCTTAGACAAAGCAAACTGCTCTGGCGTACCTCCGTACATATTAGTTTGTACACCCATACGTCCTTGATTAAACAAACGCTCTTCTAAAGCTAGTCGTTGACGTTGCTCTTCAGGCGTTTGCATAGCTCTTATGCGGTTATAAACATCAGTCTCACGACCAGCCATAGGTTGAGCAAGTTGACCCATAAACATGCCGCCTAAGTTTGAGGCATCTTGAGCGAGTAAAGGGTCTTGCCCAAGCTGTGTAGTACCACGGCCCATAAGAGCCAACCCAGCAGCAGCGGCTTCAGGACTTCCCGTAGTACCCCCTGCAAAGCCTGTCTGAGCCTGTCTAAGCAGTTCATTCTGTATGGCTTGCTCTGTACCTCCTAACGTATTATAAACATTAGTACCTGTAATGTTGCCTTGAGCATCCATTGTAGGCGTAGCACCAAACTGTGACCCAGTAGAAGAAGTAACAGTAAAAGGCTTAAACTGAGACATGCCTACAGCTTGATTAGCAAGATCCACAGCGCCCGGAATACGTGTCCCATCTACTGTAGTACCTAAGATAGATTCTGTACCAATGTCGCTTAATCTATTATAAGCAGCACCTGTAAGAAGTCCTCCCCCAATGGCAGTACCTGCCCCTAATATTTGATCTATCAAAGTGCTCATATTGTTTTACCTAATAGTGCTAATACGTTCATTTCCTGTATAGACAAAGCGTAGCCGTTAATGTCTGTTTCAAGTCCTACGCTAACTACAGAGCCATATCCTGTTGTGTTTAGTGAAGTCCTACTTAGGGTTTCTCCTTCTGCGGAAAAGTCAGCGTCAGTATATTCAGACTGTCCGTAGAAAGCAGGGCTATCACTACTAGTCCTAAACGTACTAGAACTAGGGTTAGTTGAAAAGTCAT